CTTGATTGATGGTGGTACAGCACGGGGTACTACTGCTGTTGCAGACGGTGATGGTTTTCTAACAAACGATGGTGGTACAATGCGTATGACCAAAGTTGAAACTTTAGCTACCTATATGGGTACTAAGATTACTGGTGGCTCTATGGTCTTTATTGCTTCAAGCGGGGCTATTTCAAATGGTACAGCAAGCGTAGTTTTTGATGACGATGATTTTGATGCAACCAAGTTTGACCACTATGTATTTATGTTCCAATACGTTAAACCCGTGACTGACTCTGCTGAGATTCTGGGGCAAACAAGCACTAATGGCGGCACTAACTTTGCAACTACTAATGGAGATTACCACTCCTCTGCAACAGTTGATGAAATAGGCTTTGCAATTACTGAACAATTAGGAAACGCTTCGACTGAATTTGGTGCTTCAGGTAAAGTTGAATTGTATGGCCCTCACCTAGCTGCTTTTACATATTGCCGATCTTCAGTGGTGAAGATGAGCCCAAATGGTACAATTGCCACCCACGTAGAATCAAACCAATCTGGGTCTGTAAGGCTAGCTGCTGAAGACGTAGATGCTATCAGGTTTATTTTTTCGTCAGGTAATATAAGATCAGGAGAAATTGTAATGTATGGGATAGCCAATGCCTAGATATAATAACATAAAAGGCGTACTAGTCCAGTGTACTGCTGAAGACGAAACTTACTTTGACGCCTTAGATCAAGACTTTGCTAACACAGCAGTAGCCCGTGCATCTGCTGAAGTTCGTGCAAAACGAGATGAACTAATTGCAGCCACTGATTGGACGGGCAACAGTGATGTGACTATGACTTCCGCCATGACCACATACAGGACTGCATTACGTAATGTACCTGCACAAGCTGGGTTTCCTAGCAGTATTACTTGGCCGACCTTGGGGGGATCATAATGTCCACACTACGAGCAGACGCAATCGTTGACGCAGCGGGTAACGGTAAGCCTGACTTAACTAACGGTCTTCAGATTGGTGGCGTTGCGGTTACTTCTACAGCCGCTGAGATTAACATCCTAGATGGAGTTACATCTACAGCCGCAGAGCTTAATATACTTGATGGAGTTACTTCTACTGCTGCTGAACTTAACATCTTAGACGGTGTGACGAGTACTGCTGCTGAACTTAATATCTTGGATGGAGTAACCTCTACGGCTGCTGAACTAAATCTAATAGACGGTGGTACAGCCAGAGGCACAACAGCAGTAGCTGATGGCGATGGGTTCCTAACTAATGATGGCGGTACTATGAGGATGACCAAAGTTGAAACTTTGGCTACCTATATGGGTACTAAAGTTGGCGGCGGGGCAAGGGTTTTTGTTGCCTCATCTGGCGTTGTTAGCAACGTTGCATCTATTGTATTCACTCAATTTGATTCAAGCAAGTTTGATCACTACGTATTTACAATGTTATCTGTGATTCCTGCAACAGATGGGGCTAATTTTAATTGCCAGACTAGCACTGATGGCGGTACTAATTTTGCAACTACTAATGGAAATTACTTACTTGGCGGTAATGCAGATGGAGTAGGTCTTAATGTGATAGACATTGCAATTGGATCAGAGGGCAACAGCGCAGGTGGCGAGGACGGAGTGTTTGGAGATTTTTCTTTATTTGAACCTGAAAACGCTAACAAGCAGACAAGAAGTTTTAGCAATTGTATAGCTATTACTGATGGATCAAATGGTCATCATGCAGTTGCATCAAGAGACATCAGCTGTGCGTCATCTAGAGCAACCAAAGAAGATAATAACGCTATCAGGTTTATTTTTACTTCTGGCAATATAGAGTCAGGTGAAATTGTAATGTTTGGCATAGCCAATGCTTAAAAATAATAAAATAAAGGAAGTGCATTATGCCCAGATTTAATATGGTAGATGGTGTGAGGGTACAATGCAGTGCTGAAGACGAAACTTACTTTGACGCCTTAGATCAAACACATACTGACACAGCAGTAGCTCGTGCATCTGCTGCTGTTCGTAAAGAACGAGATGCCTTAATTGCAGCTACTGATTGGTGGGCTTTAGGAGACAGATCAATAACAGATGCACAAACTGCGTATAGACTTGCCTTACGTAATGTACCTGCACAGGCTGGTTTTCCTGACAGCATTACATGGCCGACTGCTCCCTGATGGAGGGCGAATGGCATCTTTCTAAATCAATCCCTGCAACATTTGTCCTGGCAATCGTAGGCCAGACTATAGCCTTGGTCTGGTTTGTTTCGGCGCTGAATAGCGACATACAAACAAACGCCCGTGAAATTGTACGTCACGAAAATCGACTAATAGCCCTTGAAAATATAGTTCAAAGCCAAGCCGTTACGATGGCCAGAATGGACGAGAATATTAAAGCTATTAGAGTTGCGGTAGAGAAAATGTCTCGGCGGTAGGCTAAATAACCCTTGCAATGCCCCCAGTTAAGGGTTACTATTAAGTATCCCCACATTTCAAATAGGTACATATGCAACTACAGAAAGCTGTCTTAGATAGTCTGTTCTTGTTTAACCAATCTCCTGACCACCGTTTATACACATTGGTTGAATTTAATAATTACTGCGTGTTCCCGATCCTCCATAACAAAGTCCGTATTTTCTATGAGAATGACAAACCTATAGGGTTAGTGACGTGGGCTTGGTTTTCTAATGATGAAGCCCAAAGGTTTCTGGATGAACGCTGGTGTCCTGGCGAGGACGTTTACAAACGGCAAGACGGTGATCAACTTTGGGCGATTGAGTTTATAGCCCCCTACTCACCATCTCGCAAGATTTTAAAGCGCATGATGCACGAAACTTATCAAGAGCATACTCATCATCTTGAAACAAACCCCCTACTACACTGGCGGAGATTATCCCGGCCAGACCAATTGCATAAAAGGAGGCTCTAAATGGGCGGAGGCGGCGGAGAGACTAGTAATGTTACCAACACGGGATTAGGTGACAGCCAGTACAACACACTTGCAGAAAATACGGCTAATATTAATACAAGTGTGGATACACTAAACAATACGACTAATACCGGCTTTAGTGATGTGAATGCTAATTTAACCGGCTTGGGTACGAATGTTGATAGCATTGGTACAAATGTTACTGCCCTTGGGACTGATGTCACCAGTGGCTTTAATAATGTTACCGGGCTTATGGATACATATAATACCGGCCTTAACACTCAGTTGGATAGTTTAAACACTGGTGTTGGGAATACTGCTACCGCTGTTGCAAACAACTCTGGTGTCCTCACCGGCCTGCAATCAGACATTTCTGGTGGCTTTGATGCCCAGGGTAACAGGTTTGATACTCTTGATGCTAGCGTAGGAAATGTCCAAGGCGCAGTGGACACAGGTGCTATCAATCAGGCCCAGGGCTTTGCTGATGCACAGACTGACCGCAATACACAATCCGGGGCTATGAACACAGCATTGACCACAGGCTTTGCCGACACTGGCGCAGCACTCAATACTGGTTTTAATACCGCATCTACTGAATTAACTGATGGCTTGGCTACAACACAAGCAAACGTGTTAGGTGGACAGACTGACCTTCAAGGAAGCTTAGACGGCATCACCGATGACGCAGCAACCTACGCAAATGCATCTTTAGAAAACCAAGCGGCTCTACAGACAGGTCAAGACGGCTTTGTGTCATCTTTTGATACATACACAGAACGCTACGGTGACGATACAACTCTTGCCAATCAAACACGCTCTGACATGCAGACTGCTAATGCAAATTCTGCTTTAAAACTTCGCTCTGCTCTTGGTAATTATGCAAACTCTTCTGCAAACCAGGTTGATAACGCAGCAAGCTCTTTGCAGAGATCCATAGCCACTGGCGTAGGTGAGCTTAGTGGCGGTCAAGTTGTTGCAGCTAGGGACATGGCTCGTATGGCCAGTAGCCGGACCAATGTTGCAGTGGCCATGCGGGAGAACTTCAATCAACTAGGTTACTCCTTCGATGACAATGGATCTTTGATCCCTAGAAGCATCGATCAGCAGGGCAACTCAATTACAAGATCATTAGATGCTCAAGGCAATCTAACCTTGCAGCGTTTCAACATAGGCGGCGAAGCCATAGGCCAACGGATATTGAACATGAGCGATATGCTTACTGCCCTGAACGCCTCTTCCAACGCATCCAACGCAAATATGGGCAACCTTACAGCCGCCTCAACCAGCACAGGCACGGGCTTCACTTCTCCGTATGCAACAACAGGATAAAACATGCACCCACAAGAAATTTCCCCAGCAGGCATTGCTTTAGTTAAACAGTTTGAAGGCCTTCATAAGTTAAAAGAAGATAATTGGGTACACGCATATAAATGTAGTGCTGGTGTTATTACTTGCGGATATGGCGCAACCAAAGGCGTTGGGTCTGATGCAAAGTGGACACGGGAATACTGCGAAGAGCGGCTGATTGAGGATCTTAAAGAACATGCTGAAGCAATCACTAAGTATGTAACTGTAAGTCTCACACAGGGCCAGTACGATGCTCTGGTGAGCTTTATATTTAATTTGGGCAAAGGTGCGTTTAAGAGCAGTACCTTGCTTAAAAAGCTCAACAAGGGCCTCTACGATGAAGTACCTGAACAGCTTATGCGCTGGAACAAGGCACGGGTTAGCGGCAAGCTAATTCCACTAAAAGGTCTGACACGCCGCCGGACTGCTGAAGCTGCTTTGTTTAGTGCTGATGCTGCACTACCATCTGATACTGATGGTCCGGTAATGGCACAAAAACCTGACGTTCAAGCACCTAAATCATTAGCTAAGTCTAAGACTATGGCCGGTGCTGGTATCGCTGGTGCGGCAACAGCAATGAACGAAGTTGCTGGGCAGATCCAGGGCCTAGTGAGCTACGCACCGATGCTTAAAACGGTGTTCCTACTATGTGCAATTGGCGGCATAGCGTTGGCTGCTTATGCCCGTTTCAAAGACAGCAAAGAAGGCATCCGATAATGTTTATTTTCGGCAAGATTAAAACATATATCATAGCAGCATTAACAGTAGCTCTTCCTATTATCTATCTGATTGGAAAAGTTAAAGGCCACGCAGCCGAGAAGAATAAAGTGTTGAAGGATGACCTTCAGGCACAAAAGAAAACCACAAGGTTTTACAAGGCAATTTCTGAGCATGAAGAAGATACTATGCATGACCGCCCTAGTCTTATTAACAGGCTGCGGGGAAACGGTTTATAGAACTAAGCTGGAAGTCTACTGCCCACCAATCAAGCAGTACTCCCCTGAGTTCAACCAAAAATTAGCAGATGAAATAGACAGCCTGCCTGCTCAAAGCAGTGCAGTCGAAGAGGCTATGAAAAACTATATATATTTGCGGGACCGTATTCGTCTTTGCAACACAGAGAAGGATGCAATGTAATGGGTTTTTGGGCAGATAATTTTGGCGGTGGTAATAGCTTTACCGAGAGTGTGGCTAACGTCTTCACCGGAGATGATGGTGCTTCATATGTCGGAGGGGAACTACAGTACGACAAGGATCCTAATACCGTAGGCGGCGGCGGTGCTGTAGCGGTTAATCCTGATGGTGGATTTGGTGTAAATGAAGATGGCACGTCTGAGTACTCCGGTTCTGCGAACGATACAAATACTACAACTGCGGCTACTGCAAATATAGTAACAGGAGCAGCCCCAGAGGGCTTATCAAACGCACTAGGCTTTGTTAATCCTATTGGTATTATTGGCAAGCTTGCTGGCTGGGCCAACGGATTAGACCCAAAGACACAGATTGGGCCGATTATTGACGGTAAGCAGACATATACAAACGCTGAAGGTATGATGTACACCTACAACTTCCTGGGGCTTCCTTATGAGATTATTGATAAGGACGGTAAAATCCTTGATAAGCTTGCTCAAAAAGATGAGAACGGAAAAACTGGCTACGAGATAAAAGCTGAAGAGCAAAGAGTTCTAGGCAACAATAATGATGCCGATGCTATTATCCGAGAAGGACAAAACAATGCCCAGGCGTCATCGGGATCTGCTACCGCAGGAGGTGGTGGCACAGGCGGCGGTGGGGAGTATACCTCAAACCAAGTCCTGCAGATGGCACTTGACTCAGGCATGGCTTCCAGCAACGCCGACATACAAAAGATAATTGATGATCCTCAGAAATGGATGTCTGAAAACGGAGCGATGCTATCTGAGAAGCTTGCATCATTTAATCTTGATGCAGACACCACAGGCTCTAATTTAGACCCCAGTGACCCACGATACGAATTGGGCGATGACACAGGATTTACTCCAACCATTGCTGATCCTAATGCTGTAGCAATGGCCGAAAATGCAACTAATCCAGGTGCTGTTGGTTATGAAGCCAATACAACCGCAGGAAATCTTGGCACAGCAGCTACTACAGTTGACCCAGCCACTGGAGTGGTCCGACCCGAAAACCTAGTCACAGCGGAAGAGATCGATCTCATAGGCTCTGCCACAGGTACAAACGCTGATGGTACAGCTAACGTGGTGGGCGATGCCTTAAACGACTATGCTTCAATCAGTATTAGTACGATGATTGATACTAGCACTGTCGCAGGCAAACTTCTTGCTGATAAGTTAAAGCGTGAAGGGACGGACTTTGTAGATAGTAAAACTAGCATTCTATGGCAAATGAAGACCATAGCAGCAGAGTTTAAATCAGAAACAGGTGACCCGATTATCCCAGCTTGGGCGCAGGCTTTATCTCGTGACGTAGCCAAAACTATGGCGTTCTCCGGTATTACAGGTACTGCTGCAACTGCAGCGATGTCCAATGCCATAATGGAATCCATGCTTGGTGTGGCTGAGAAAGAGAGTACCTTTTACCAGACGCTAACCACAAAAAACCTCGACAATAAGCAGCAGTCTATCATCAACAAAGCAAACGTACTGTCAAAGTTTGAGGTAGCTAATCTAGATTCCCGTCAGGCAGCGGCGGTTCAGAACGCTAAAGCCTTTCTTGATATCGATATGCAGAACTTGACCAATGCACAGCAAGCTGAAGTTATTAATACGCAAGCGATGGTTGATGCTCTGTTTAATGATCAGTCAGCTATCAATGCTCAAAGGCTTTTTGGCGCAGAGCAGGCCAACGACATGGCGAAGTTCTATTCCAACTTAAATGCACAAGTTAATACACATAACTCTGAGCAGCTTAATGCCATGAAGCGTTTTAATGTTTCAGAAATCAACGATGCTAATGAGTATAATTCTAAGCTAGAGCAAAGCCGCCAAGAGTTTTACGCAGACATGCAATATAATTTGGATCTTGCAAACGCTAAGTGGCGTCAGTCTGTGGCAACTGCTAACAGCGAGATGGCGTTTGAGGCACATACAACAGACGTGCAAAACACTTTGGACCTCTCAACTGAAAGCATGACCCGCTTGTGGGATCGTGTAGATAACATTCTGGATTATGTCTTTAAAGGCTGGAATGCAGAAGCAGATCGTGACGCTAAGATCCTTGCTGCCACAATGGCGGCACAAGCGCAGTCATCTAGTGGCCCTAGTACAAGCAGTGG